GTTCTCAATAAGACTATGTCCTCAGAAAATTATGTTAAAATTTAACCGGTTAAAGACACACGTAAAGCTTCCGCTAAAGCTCTATAACTAGATGCAACGTATATCTGTCCAATCACTACACTTAATGTAGCAATACTCCAGAATATATAATAATAACGTTGCTTATGCTGAGGTGGGGGTGTTGACATGCCAAATAGCTTCAAAGGTTAGGGGGAATTGTAATTTAAACTGCTCTTTACAAGCAGATGCTATCAATCTATGTTCTTTCTGTGTACTCTCGTCGGTTCTAAGGTTAATATAATGAATCCATGATCTCAGGGTACCATTCATGTACATTCGAGTAGGAGAAGCCAGGGGAAGTACATCTCTTGCACATTCTTTCGCCACACCATTCTTCAATAACACTTCATATAGAGCTGTTGACTCTTTGAACTGTCTTTTCATCATCATATTCCAAATATCTACTTCATCAGGATTCAAATCATCAATACTATTCTGTCTATTGGTAGTATCTTGTCTACGTAGTTCTGGAATGTTAGGTTCACCTAAATCCTCTACATTAGAGTACCTTTGACTGAACTCTTGAAAGCTAAACGATCTATGTCTTAATATTTGAGCTGCTATAGATCTAGTAGTATTTATCTCCACACACATATTCACCATCTCAAAAGGAGACCAGTGTTTATGTTTAATTAGATATTTAATTAGTTTAGGTGAAGGTTTGTTTTGATTAGCGGGGTTAGAAACTCTAGCCATGTAAGAGATGAGTTCATCACCGTTCTCTGTAGCATGAACTAAAGATACACTATGAGGCATATTCAAGGATGGGATAAAGTTTACGTTTAATATCTTGATAATCTAATTCATCTTCAAAATATAATGAAAATGCGTAACGATACTCTTGAAAGTTCACTACAGAGTGAAACTCTTGAGTATTTAATAAATAATATGTATAAGGTTTATACTTTAACTGAATCATATCTACATAATACTCTTCTTTCTCTTTACCAAACAAACATAAGCTTTGTTTATCACGTATAAGCATATTAACAGTAGCCAATCTATATTCATCTGTATGCCAAGCATAAGAAGAATTAGGAGGAATTCTCAACAATCCAATCTCAGATATAGGATATAGGTTATGTATTGCATTCAATCCAGAATCTTTAATAATCCAATCAGGATTCAATCTATATAAATCAAAACCGAAGTGTTCTGTCCAATTCAGTTTATTATAAGAGATATCTAATAAATAATCAAACAATCCATCTGACTTTACAGTTATAGTACTGTAATAATCTGTATTACACATTATAGTAGTTAACGTATATATAATAGGTATATCCAAAGATTCTTTGAATAGTGGGGGGAGAATTGGGGATATAAGTATTAAGAAAGGGAAATTGATGTCTGAAAGACATCGGATTTCCCCTTGGGGAAGAGAGTCCACCCTTCTCTCTCCCTGTATACATGTGTTATGTGTCTATATCCAGGTAGGGAGGGTTTTCTTACCTACTTTACCTCTCGCTTCTCTACGTTGCTTGAGATCCATTCCTAGGACCATATGATTAGCTGCAGTTGTGGGATCATCTTTCCATGTGTCTAGTATGTCTTTCCATTCTTCTTGTTTACGAGCTTTAACAGTTTCATAGGCAGAGATACCCATAGCATCTGTATAATACTTTACACCTTGTGCTAGGCAGTCTAATCTATCATCATGTTTAACGGCTCCTTTCTCCTTACACATTCTAGACATTTGGTAGAAGAGCATATACATAAGTCTGAGTTCAGGAGCTTCGTCTTTATTTGATTTATAGTCCCATTCAATGACACTACGGTCAACAATAAGACGATGCTGATTAAGGACTGGCTCCAAACTATCAATAATACGGTCTTCTTTTCGGACATTAGCACGTACTTCTTCAACGTCGATCGCTTGCTTAGTTTGTTGAAGATGTTTTCTAAAGAGTTCGCTAACGATTCCGTCTCCAAAGTTCGTTTCAATAACCAATTTAGTAACATTATATTTTTTACAACCTCGGAGGATGTCTAGGAGAGTGTTGTCTGAGTATCCGTCTCTGTAAGCTCGCACTTCGTGGAGGTATAGAAACCCATTCTTTTGAGAAATGAAAGCTGCTGCTGTCTCATCTGTACCTCGTCCGGAGGGATCAACACTGCAAATTGTTTCAGTGTATGGGGTCCACTCTCCTTGGAGCTGCATTGGAGAGTAAAAGTAGTCTCCTGGGAGCCCGACTGTTGGGAGTTCTTTGATAACGTTCCGAGGATCGGAGCACCATACGCAAGAGTCGGGAGCCAAGCTAGGGTTGACGCTAGTGACAACCAAATCAGACATTTTAAGAGGAAATTTCTCAGCATCACTTAAACTGGTATCCAGCTGGAATTGAAGCATGTAGTTAGAACGACCCATGGATGCTTCACGTTCCAATAGGTCGTCATGGTCAAATCTATCAGGATCTGTACAATCCCAACCTTCTGCTCCACTATCAAGATCTTCTACGATCTGTGGTGCTAGAAGTCCTTCATATTGACTAAGTTTGTTCTTTCTTGGGTATCTTGCTGGCCAAACGAAGGGACGATACGAACGCTCTGCCAACTTACGATAAACAGTAAAAGTAGTCTGAGGAGTCCCGAGATACATAATACGGCTATCACTTTTGGGGGTAAGGATAGATTCAGCTTCCGTACAGAGTTGAAGAAGTTTCTCACGCATTAACTCCGTCATGGAGTTTCCAGGAACCTCTATGTCGTCCAAAATCATTAAATCTGCGCGACTTCCTGTCAGCTGCCCAGTGATGCCCACCGACTTTACGCTTGGAGCTTGGTGAGGAGAACAGTTTACGTCGAAGCTGATGCGACTCCAGCGAGAGTCTTCTGCTTTCGGTTTGAGATGAGATAGCCATGGGGTTTCAATGATTAGTTTCTGTAGGAAAATGGACATGTTATCAGCTCTTTCTTTAGAAGCTGATATGATCATTATCTTTTTTTCTTTATCTTTGAA